TCTTCTAGGAGGATATTCCCGCCGTCTTCTAGGACAAGCGGGTCAGTCGCGGGCATCGGCACGACTGCGCCTGCCCGTTACAGTTGGAAGATGCCGGAGGCGTTCCAGGTAATTACAATGTCGCCGCCGTTAGGCGTGACCGGCAATCCCGTAACGCCCGTGTCGATATAGGCTACAAGGCGGGAAGTGGCCGCACTGCCCGTATCAATGTAGATCAGCAGCGCCTCGATGCTGTTGCCCGTCACCGCCGAATAGGTCACGTCGTCGCCATCAAACAGGCCGTTAGTAACGGTCGTGTTGTTGATGGTCTGCGGCGTCCCAATGACGGCAGTACCCGATACCGAACTGTAGAACTCGTCCGCAGCGTTATAGGTGTAGTTGCCGGTATCAATCAGGGCAACCTTGACCGTGCCATCGTTCAGATCGACGTTGGCAGAGGCGTCAAGGAGCGCCTGTTTGTACTTGGGATAGACCGCATTAGCCATGCTTTTAGACCTTCAATGCAGCAAGTTTGGCGTTAAAGGCAGCCTTGTCGGCTTCCAACGCCTTACGCTCGGCAGCCACCTTAGCCTTGTCAGCCTCAACGGCGTTCTGAGCGTCAGCCAGCGCAGCGTTAGCCGCAGCCGAACTCTTCGCAAAAGCCACCTTCTCGGCTTCAAAGTCAGCCGATTCGCGGGCCAGCGCCGACACGTCAGCCGATAACTTAGCCTGAGCCGATTTCAGCGCCTCTTCGCGCTTGGCAACATCAGCGCTGAGCGCCAACACCGCCGTCTCAGAAGCCTTCGCAGACGCCGCAGTGGCCTCTGCCGCAGCCTTGATCTTCTCGGCATCGGCCAGCGTCTTGACCTTGGCGTCGTGGGCAGCGACCTGATCTAGCAGACCGCGCAGTTCCTTGATGCGGCTGTCAAACGCGCCGGTCAAGGCGGCATTGACGGCAGCCACATCCAAAAGGGCCAGATTGTCTACAGTTTGGGATGAAACAAACATGGGTTAGTCCGCCATCGCAATGCAAAACAAGTTGCCGTTCGCAACCTCCTGAATGGCCGATACCGTAATCGGCGCCCCAGTCGTGTTGTCGGTCGGGATGATGATGGGCGCGTTAGCCGGGATCGGCAGATCTGTCGTCGTCGCGGTTGCGCCCACGCGAACGTAAGCCGCCGTGCTGCACCACAGCAGAACGGAGGCCGTGTACGGCGGGACGGTTGTCGAGCCTGCCGTGCCGGTGTATGCGGTCTTCGAGGCCGACCCGTAGATCGGGCGACGAATAACCAAGCCAAGTGATGCAGCCATTTTGAGGTTACCTCAAGCCAAAAATTTGAGTTTATAGATCGTCGACAAGTACAAGCCAAATATGGCGTCCAACAGGTTTTGCAGCGTTGTGTCGTCTTTACTGACGACTTTATACCGCATTTCCTCAAGTTCCTTAAGCTCCTTCTCTAGAAAGTCAAGCACGTTGTTTGACTTCTGGGCAGAGGCTAGGGCAATCGGGCCAATCAGCCCGTGCCGCCCCTGATAGGCTTCGGCAAAGTCGTCCGCGAGCGGAATGATGCCCTCGTAGAACTTCTGTAGCGCCTTGTGTTTAGCGTAGTTACGAGTATTCAGGTGCGTGGAATGGGTCACATCCCGCGCTAGAAATAGCCGTCCGATAAAGACTTCGCAGGTCATTGCGGCGGTAACTCCATCGGCATAGCCGTTTCACGCGGAACCGGCGCTACAAGATCACCGGACGTCATCATGCCGCTAATAGTGCCCATGACAATGTCCTGTATCTGTTCGGGCGTCATGCCCGCTTGGACGGTGCTGATGCGTTTAGTTTCGGCGTCGTACTCTTTGACGCGCACCTCGCGCTCGTCGATGGACTTCTGCACGCTGTCGAGCATCACGCGCATTTCTTGCATCTGCTGCTTGAGCGCGTCGTTCTCCATCTTGACGGCCTGCAGCGCTGGATCCTCTTCGTCCTCGAGGATGCGCGGCTCGATCGTCTTCTGCAGGCGCTTGGCGATCTCTTGAGCGCCCGGCCAGTCCATGTTCTTGACGAACAAGTCGCCAGCCACGTTCCACAGCTCAGGGTTGGCCTGCAGGATCTGCGACATGGCGTCCATCGCTTCCTGGCGCTTGGTCAGGTACGACGGGCCTGTGGTGACCGCCACGTCGTACTTACCGACCGACGGGTTGTAGATTTTCTCGATCACAATACCCGCTTCGTTGACGACCTGGCGTACGGCCTCTTCCTGCGTCGGGTCAATCCGCGCTGTCGACGTCTCACCGTCGATGCCAATAATGCGCGCGATGCGCTGGGTGTCGTAGATCTTCGGGATCAAGTCGATAAGTTGGCGCGTCCCGTAGCGAATAGCGCGAGCTAAGTTGTCAACGTAGTGATATGAACCTGTGTCGCCTTGCCGTTCACGCGCCAAGATGGCCCGCCCGGAGCGCTCGTTTGACGTCTCTCCGAGGCTAGAATCGTAGTACCCAGTAGTCGATTTAATGTCGTCCGAGGCGCCCATTTTGGCCTGAATGAGCCCCGTTTGAGCCAACGGCGGCTGCGCACGCTGCGGGAGCGGCAAAACAGCGCCTTGACCGTCGGTGACGTCGGGATTGACCTCCAAATACGGCCAATTTGTCGTGTTGGCGGTCTTCCACTGATGCTCGTATCCCTCGAACTGACCACCGTAGCCGATAAACGGCGCTTTTGGCGCCAGCGCCAGCATTTCAGCCTCTTGCGACACCCAATAGTTGTACATTCTCTGGGCATCTTTGGCATTTCTGACCAAACCCGAGATGTAAATGCGTCCGTCGACCTCAAATTCGTTGCCGATGACGCGTACAACCGGGATCCACTTGCCCGGCCAGTCTTGTTCTTCCAAAATTTCGTAGCCGTTGGTCTTCATCCACTTAATTTTGCGGATCTCGACCTCACGGATGCGCAGCGGGCGCACTCCCATCATCTCCATCTGCCGCGCTTCCGGTGAGTTAGCGTAAGCAGTTCGGTTGTTGGGGTATAAATGCAGCGTGGCTTTGTCGTAAACCGCGTAGAAATACTCCGCGATACGCACCGAGTCTTCCAAAATCCACTGCGAGAGCTGCTCGTCGCCTACGCCGCGCGTTGAGATAGACGAAATCGGTTCGGCGTCGGGAAACAAACGCGCAAACTCGTCTTTCGGCATGTCTTCAGTGATGAAGCAATACTCAGCGTCCGATCCGCACGGGTCTTGAATGTGCGGATCCATGTAGACGCTAAAAGAATTACGGATTCGCTGCAGGCGAAGGTCTTGATCGAAGCTCGTCTCGTCGCAGTATTCCGTCAAAATGCGGAAGTACCCTTCGCCGTAGGTCACTTGGTTGTCGCACGCCGTGTCGTACACGACGTCGGCGTCGGACATGTACTCGATGTGGCGCACCACACCGTTTAGTACCTCAGCAACCTCAATATCCGCCTGATCGTCAACCGGGATGACCTTACCCGACGGGCGGTTCTGACGCTGATCGTTTGTGACCTGACGCACATGCTGCGGCAGTTTATTGATTGTCAAACACGGTCGTGCGTTGATTGTCTGACCTTGCACCGCACCGCGTGTGGCGAGCACCTCTTGCGGCCACTGCCAACGGTTATCTGGCGAGCCTGCCATGAAGCGCAAGTCATCAAGCTCGCTGTCTCTCGAGTCACTGTACGCCGACAACGACTGTTCCAGACGGTCGCGCATGCGCGCCAGCACGTCAGCAGCGTCCTTAGTGCGACGCGATTGCGGACTGTTGGCGACTTGCGCCGCGCCTTTCATGCCTGTCGGGTCTTGAGCCATGACTTACTTTTTGCCTTTCTTTGCCGCCGCGCGACGCTTGACCGAATACGCGATCGCAGCCGCTTGAGCGGGCTTTTTCCCTGAGCGAATTTCGGCCGCGATGTTCTTACGAAACGCGGCTTTGCTAGATGACTTAACGAGCGGCATTAGCGCACGCCTCGACGACCCATCGGCGATGGGCGGAAGTCTACCGTGGTGCGAATAGCGTCGCTATTCATCTCGCGCTTTGGTGCGCGCGGCTTTTGCATTTTTGGCGCGCTTTGACGGCTTTGCACGATCATGTCGCCGATCGTTGCGCCGGGCGACACGCCGGTCATTTTTCGGTAGTTCATTTGCTGGGCCTCTTTTTGGCGGTTTTGGCAGATTCTCTAAAGGCTTTGGCGGTAGGGGCTCCCTTCGCACCAGGTTTACGCATCTTCTCACCAGAGCCTGCAGCGATGCGCGCACGCTTTCTATTAATGTTCTCATAAAGTCCCCGTTTACTAGCCATTAGCTACACTTCCATCTTTTGAGTGATGCTTTAGCCCGTTCTGCTGGGCCTTTAGCGTTACGAACGACGCCTTTCATTCTTGCGCAGAACGACTTCTTACGTCCGGCGTCTGCCTTGCTTTTAGGGTTGGGCGCGGGCGCCTTCAGGTTGCTGCCGGTGGCACGGTTATACTTGGCGCGTCCTTTGGCCGTCAGGCCAGCGCCAGCTTTGGTCGACTGCTTCTCGCCGCGTCCTACAGACAACGACACCGACTTGCGAGCCATTACGCCCCCATCCAGCTACCGACGCTGCCGCCTTCATTGACCGCAATGCGCCTAGCTTTCTCTCTATATTCGCGCTGTGCGAGCGGAAATGCAAATGTCACTGCGAGCGCATCAGCCGCGTCAGGGCTTGCCAGCCCTCGCGCCTTCATCTCCTTCTTCCCTTCTAAGAAGATAGTGCCCGAGGAGTTCGGCTTCTGCGTCGGCCCGGTCAGGTCTGTCTTCAATTGCCGATCGTTCGGTATGTGCCCCTCGCGCAGCCACTCGCGCATGTTGCCCCAGAGCTCCGCGCGCTTGTTGCCCCACATCACCGGGTTCTTCGCCTTCCACCCAAAGTTCACTCCGCGCACTTTGTAGCGCTGCTCTTTGAGCCGATCCAATATGCCGTACCCAAGGCCGCCCTCGTCGATGACGGTAAACACCGGATTGAACTCCTCGATCGCGTCGATCACGCGACCGACCGTCGTCATAGTGTCCTCGCCCTTGTAGCGCTTGATGGCGATAATGTCCCGCCCTTGCCGCGCGACGATCACGGTGCTGTCGGAGCCCGATCGCGCAGGGTCGACCCCCAGCACCACCGGCG